GAGATGGAAATCTGCCTGCGCGAGATGCTGCTTGAGGGCAAGGCCGTGCGCTTCGACGAACTGGGCATTTTCCGCCTGGGGCTTGAAACCGCCGGTGCCGCTGCCTCCGAAAAGTTCACGGCTGACTGCATCAAGGCCGTGCGCATGAACCTGCACCTCGGCAAGCGTTTCCTCGCTAAGAACCTGCTGAAAGATGCCAAATTCAAGGAGGCAGACAAGTACGTCGGCAACGGCAACTACTACGAGCCGTCGCCCGACGGCGAAGATGCCGTAACGGACACCGGCGACGAACTGCCGCCCGATACGGACTTGGGGGGCGAAGTGCCGAACGGCGACGATGGTTTGGATATGGGTTAAACGCTGCTTGTTCATTCTCTTCTGTCGGCCGGGGCGGTGTAGTGATACGCTGCCCCGGCTTATTGTTCAATAGAATTGAGTAGCCCGATTGTCATTAGGGTTGTGATCACACCGTCGATCTTTCTGTATTGGGAAATCTTCAACGGCTTCTTATTCTCCAATTTATCCTCATCGAGCACACAATTAAGCAGGCAATAAAGATTGATGGGGTTGTCATTGAATATGATTCTGACGGGATCGTCGTACACCATCATTTCAAAGGATTCTACAGGCAGGTTAAAGTTTCCGTATGTCTGTGAGTAGGGCGTTAACTGATCGCGGCCACCGACTGAGGCCAGAATGTTTGTCAAATCCTGCGCCTTGTAACTATCATAGCCAATGCGCACAATGGTTACGATCTTGCTACGTCTCAGAATATCATTGGCGATCAGGCGCACGTCTATCTTCTTACCCTTGCAGAATATGAGGTGGCCTTGCTTGTTCCATGCACGGTATAGTTGTTCGTTGGGGTGGCCCTTCAATGCACCTACAGGGAAATAGTAGTCACAATGCGCATAGAAACGCTTTGTCTCACTTGAATAGATCGTGTATGTTACTGCACTGAAATCATCATGCACTGACAGATCGAAAGCCACTGCACATTTCGGGTGGCCCTTCACTTTGTCTATGTTGAAATCGCCGATCAGCGGGCGGGCATCCCTATCGCTAAACCAGGTCTTAATCTCATTGACGGTAAAGATATTCAGCATCTTTGTGCGGAAAGCCAACATATTTTCAGCCGATAACAGGGCATTGGCATACTCTATTTCGTAGAAATCATCCTGCACCGTAATGCCCAAATGGGGCTGTACCTTGTGCCAGGTGTTCGGATCATCTTCCTCATCGTCTGCATCCGGCATGAAGAGGGCGGCAAATACCGTGTCATTCTGCAACTCTCCACGAAGCACCTTTTTCACACCTTCCAACTCCTTATAGCAGGGGCCATCCACTACGTCGCTTGCCGTCGTAATTATCACGGTCAACGGGTTACGGCGGGGGCCCATAGAGGTTGTGAGGGTATTTTTCAAGTCTGCGCCTGACTTGTTGGCCGTGTCTCTCGCCTGGGCGTACTCATCAAGGATAGCCAGGGATGCAAACAAACCGTCCTTTGTCTGAGCATTAGACGTTAGACACTGCGCCAGGCTCTCACGGTTACGATCCTTGAAGGCCACCAACTCCCTGTTGATCCTGAAACGCTTCTTTCGCGGGTCAATATCGAGCATTATGTGGCGTACCTCATTAAAGCATTTCTTGGCCTGATCATAAGAGTTTGCACCCACATACGCCTCTGCGTTGAAGTCACCGAAAAGCATATCATCAACCGCCAGGAAAGCGGCAAAGGTGGTCTTACTGAACTTACGGGGAACAAACAGGTAGGCGGTACGGATCAACCGTCGGCCATCCGGGCGGGCAAAGCCGAAAATGTTAGCCAGGTGCCAAACCTGTACGGGTGTCAACTTGTAACGCCGTCTGCCTGTCACGCCTGAAAACCTCAGTTTCTCATAGAAACGGATTCTGCGCTTTACTCGCTTTGGCCTCCACTGCCACCGATCAAGCAACTCGAAAAATCGTCGTATGGCCAATAACTCATAGTAGTTGTGGCCGTCTGGGTTGTCTATGTTCTCAGCCACATACTCCCATATACGCGGATCGGTGGCCAAAGCTGCATCGTATTGCTCCCGGTATCTCTCACGGTTGGCCTGCAACTCTGCCACTACTTCGGCTTTCGCCTCATTCCATATCTGCCTATCTTCTGTTGTCATAACGTCCTAACATAATGGTGTAACTCTGTCAGGGTCATGTTGGCCACAAATGGTTTGAGCAACACACCGGGCTTGCCGTGTGGGTCACTCGACAATGCCAACACTCCCTTATCCCTCAAATCCAGGCATCTTGCATCCTGGAAACTCACGCCTAACGCCTCAAAGGAAATGGCAGTATAGAAACCACTTGGCCCCTTCCGGCTCTGCGTTTCCTGCCATATCTTCCTAAGTAGATTCAAAGTCTCTCTGTCAATCCTCATCATCGTCACCCTTTAGATCATCCATGAACTTACTGAAATCGTCGTTATCGGTCTTACGCTCCTTACTATCGGTGTTCATACCCAATGCCCTGAGTGCCTTTTGTGTCTGGGCGGTCAGATCGAGGTATAATTTTTCCTTGGGGCTGATGCTCTCGCGGGTGTTACCTTCGCGGGAAATCTCGACGTTAACGGCCTTGTGGCTATCGGCAAAGATTTCCTCTGCCAATATCTCAGTCCTAACCAATAACTGCGCGGCCACCGTAACCTGGTACGACAATTCAGACGAATATTTGCCCTCTTTTTTAAGCAACTGAACAATATAGGTTTTCTTGGATTGTATCTTTGTCTTGATAGCCTTGGAAATCTTCTGCTGCTCTTCTGCGCTCGGCAAAGCGGGCGTTTCCTGCTTCGGCTCTTCCTTGGGCTGCGGTATCATCCTCTCGGTATAGCCCTTATGTTTATTACGGGTCTTGTTATAGAAAATCACGGCTGTAGTGTCCTTTGCCTCTACCAGATCATACAGGGCCTTTTCTGCCATTTCATCCCGGTACTCCCTGGCAATCTCTACGGCATCGTCAACGGCCTGCCTAAACTCGGCATCCTCGGCCATCCACTGCCTGAACGTCCGGGGATTCAAACCGATTGCAGTACAGGCAATGCCCTTGAAACCTTTCTGCCTTATGATCTCAGCAACGATTTCGGTTTTCAGTTTGTCTTTATCTTGTATCATTTCTCAAATGAATTTATGCCATCAAAATACTCTTTATAAAACTCATACAGGCCGCGATCTATAATGATGCTGCCCTGCTCAGTTCGCGGATTGGTGTTTATATTGGCACTCGTCTGAATACCAAAATAAAACTTGTCGGCCTCATTGCATCCCGCATATATTTTGCTGTGATTCTTGAATACTGCGGCGCGGCCTACGTCCGGGTGCTCCTGATAGAATTTCTTTACCATCTGCCACTCGATCTTATAGGAGCCTGGGAAAATCTCACCTAAGTACATATCGAATTTCTTGATGCGGCCTGCCTCCCACCACCTCTGCAACTGCAAAATATCTTCTGCGGCCATGCACCAGGTAGATAACAGAACATAATCCAGATCGTGTTGATTGAGCACAACTTTCAAGTAACTCAGGCTGTCAACGTCGCCTGCCGTAATGAAGTTGTACGAAACGCCATCCTGCAATTTCACGTACTGCATAGCCTCCAATAGTTTCACCTCACTAAATGCGCGGCGGTACTCATATCTCTGGCTCAGTTCCGTACATTCCTTAGTGCGCCTGTGGGCGCGTTTGGCGGTGGCGGCATCTTCCAGGTGCTCATCATCAACAACCGCTGCCGGGGCTATCGGCTCCGGCCTGGCACTGCCAAAATTGGCAAAGTCAAAAACATCATCGTAATTCATATCTTACTACTCCTATATTCTTTAGTCAAAAATTAGCGGCAAATCCTAAATATGGGAAACCAAAAAAGGGCCTCAACCCCCACGGCCCCAAAAAGGCACTTTCGTATGGAGAAAGGTTTGGGCGAGGTTTTCCCACCACCACCCCCATTTTTATCAGGTAGCCCCCGTTAACCGTCTTTAACATTTTTAGAAAAACTTTTTTACAAATTGTTTCAACTGCCTTTCGGTCTTACGTTTCGTTTGTGCCTTGCCACACCTACCCATTTCGGTATGAGTTTTTACGTGGCAGTCATGGCACAGGCTCCGCAAGTTGGAAAAATCGTACATCAACCTTTCTTTCTCCTGGTATGTCAGGCCATCTTCTACAGGGATAACATGGTGTACTTCGGTGGCGGGTTCCGGCCTGCCCGTTTCCTCCAAGCATCTTTCACACATTGGGTTGGCCGTCAACTTAGCCTGGCGCAACCTCAACCATTTGGCTTTGTGTATCAACTTCTGGTAAACCTTATCCTTCGCCATCGTCCTGCCCTCCCTTCACTTTCATAACTGCGCTATGCTTACGGATCAGATAATTAAGACTATCCAACAAACTCTGCTGCACACCTTTCTTTGATTCCAAAGCGGCGTTTGCCCTCTCATCTACGGTGTTCGGACAAATGAGTTTATAGACGGTAACGGGGTGTGTCTGGCCCTGACGGTGCAACCTGGCATTTGCCTGTTGGTAGTGCTCCAGGTTCCAACCTGTACCAAACCAAACTATGTAGTGTCCACCCTGCTGCATATTCAGGCCATAGGCTGTAGATGCCGGGTGTGCCAGTAGCACGTCAATCTTTCCGGCGTTCCAATCTCTCAGGTCGGCTTCGTTCTTGTATGCTCTGACTTTGTAGCCCTTCAACTTTCTTACGATCCTCTGCACGTCGTGTTGGAATTGATAGAATACCAAAACGCTGCTGCCGTTGGCCGCTTCTACGATCTCAGCCAATTTGTCGATCTTCTCATTGTGTATCTCATGCACATCACGGTTATCATCATAGACTGCACCATTGGCAAACTGACTTAGTTTGTTCATCAATCCGGCTGCACTATTAGCCAGGATATTAGCCGATTCGCCTGTATGCTCTTCTGCAAACTCCAAAACCTTTTCACGTTCAAACGTGGTATAGGCTTTCATGGTTCCGTAACTCAGTGGCACAGGTATTACGTGAGTAATGAGGTCAGGCAGTTGCAGGTAGTCTTTGGCCTGCATGGATAGGCAAATGTCTGCGATCTTATTACGGATGATCTGCTCACACCCTTTCTTGATGTCACACCTCACCGTTATGCCGTTACGGTTGTAAACGTCAAAGTAGGTTTCCCGGTATTTCGTTACAGACTTTCCCAGGCGTTGGCCCATATCCAGACAATACATCTGTGCCCAAAGATCAATGAGGCCGTTAGGGGCCGGGGTTCCTGTCAGTCCTATTACACGTTTCACCGTCGGCACTGCCATACGCATAGCCTTAAACCTCTCACTCTTACTACTCTTGAAACTTGTGAGTTCGTCGATCACCAACACATCGAAGGGAAGAAAACCACCATAGAGGCCCACCAACCAAACAAAGCTGTCGCGTCCGATAACGTACACGTCTGCCTTTTCAGCCAATGCCATCTTTCGCTGTTTCTCGGTTCCCATCACCTTTGCCACCCTCATGCCTCTGAGGTGATCCCATTTCTCTGCCTCAGTAGTCCATGTAGTTTCGGCAACCTTCTTTGGGGCCACCACCAATGTACGGCTGATCTCGCAATCGTCCATTAGTTCCTGAATGGCTGTCAGGGTGCTAACCGTCTTACCCAATCCCATATCCAGGAATAAGCCGCAACGTGGTTTAGTCAATATCCACTTCATTGCCGTTTTCTGATAGTCATACGGATTATATCTCATAACACCTCATTCAGATTTTCAATAAAGTTATCAAACTCCTTTTCCTGGTCTCTGGCAATCTCATCCATCACCAGGCTAATGAGACGATCCACCATTTCCTTAGTGCTGATCACCCAAACAACATGCCCCATTCTTTTTAGTTCCTGGTGTCTGATCTCCTGTAGTTTCGTGGGCTTCTTTCCCTTGCTTTTCAGTTCTACCCAGATCACCTTGCCATTGATACAACAAACCAGGCGATCAGGATAGCCCGTCACGTTAGCGTTTGAATATTTGAGGCAAAGCAAACCATTTTCCTTGCATCGTTTATTCAGATACGCTTCTATTGCCTTTTCTGAAACTTCGGAATGTCTCACTATGTTTTCAATACTCTTTTTCATATTCTGCAATTTTTTATAAGGTAAACTAAATCCTCGCGCACACACGCGTAACTTTACGGGCGATTACGTTTTTGTGTCTCGCGCACGTACACGCGTTGGTGCTCTGTCTATATCCGTTTTTATATGTAAATAATAAACTATACATTTTTATAAAATATTTGGTTTACTTGGTTTACCATAGCCGCAAAGCCTTTATTTATCGGGGTTTTTCGGTAAACTAAATCGTTTTTATTTGGTTTACCTTTGGTTTACTCGGTTTACCTCACTAATTGTTAAAAAATGTAGTTTGGTTTACTTGGTTTACCATTTCGCGGCATTTGGTTTACTTCGTTTACCATCATAAATCATCATCTTCGCAATAGTTCTGCACCCTTCGGAAAGCCTTTTGAACACCATAAATGGCTTGCGCGTGCTTTGATACGCCCATACGTTCCCATCCTGGCAGATCGTCCATCAAGCGGCCAACCTTTCGGGCTGTGTACTTATAATCCTTATCGCTCATATCCTTGCCCATACGCTCACAAATGAACTCAGCCACACAAACCCTGTCACGGGTCTCTGTACCTGCTGCATCCAATGGGTCGGGATCAGTAATGTACGCACGTCGGCGTTTAATATCCCAGGTGGCCCACTCAGGCGGCAACTTCATTTCAAGGTATGTAGATAGCATATCCTTCAAAGGATCGTCGGCCTCATCGTTATAGTCGGCCTGCCTCTGGCGGGCTTCGGTTTCCAGGTCTTTAGGCAGATAGAGTTTTTCACCTTCGCGCCACCTCTGTACGGCTTCGGCCCAAATTTGGTCACGTTCTTCTGCCAGGTCTGCTTTCACATCTTCGTGCTTTCGCTGATCAGGATTAGCGGCCATCACCCAGAAACGGCGGTTTCCCGTATCACCTTTGAGAAAATAGGTCTCGTTGGTGGTTCCACAGAAAACGCATTGCCGCGGGTGTTTCTCTACTACCGTACCATACGCGGGCCTGTAGGTATCATCCTGTCGGCT